AAGCCGATAGGGACAGATATTCAGCAAATGCTTCTGTTGAATTATCGCTTGTTACAACACGATTGCCAACCCTAACTCTAGCTCCTTCCCTTCTATAGTAGCTATTACTGTGTCCGTAACCAAAAGCATTTGTAGTTATAGCACCCATATAATCTGCAAGATGATCTATGTCTGTTCTTGCGTTTACAGTAACTTCTTTTTTTGCTTTATCTCTGGTTATCACAAATGTTTTTAATGAATAAAATATACCATTACCGCCATGATGGACTGCGTGTGTGTCAATAAGACCAATTTGATTTGCAAATCTATAATTTACTGCATTAAGAAATGAGGTCATTCTTATTGCTCTATCTGCTCTGTCAGATATTTTATCAAAGTTTAAAAGTTGTTTAATTTCATCTTTTTTAAAGAAAACCCCATCTTGGAATATGTCATCTAAAAAAATCTCCACATCTTTTTTTGTTTGTAATTTAGTGAATGTATTTGTAGCTTCATCATAACCATATTTGAGCTTGTACTCTTCTTCAAAGTTTCTTAAAGCACCAAGTCCATTCTTAGGTGGCAATTCGTGTGCATATTTGTAAGTACCATCTTTAATGTTTTGCGAAACTCTTTTCACATCTTTTACTATTTCTTCTGCGTATATAAGTGATCCATAGTCTATGGTGTTTCTTTCATCTGCTTTCAGAATAGTATTTATTTTTTTACCTATCTTATTGTCATCTCTAAGACTTTTTCTAACTGTTTTTCTATCTACAAAATGTCCGTATTCATGTACCCATACTGCATGTTTTGAATAACCTGTTCTTGTTTTTTTCATGTTTATTAAATTAACATTGTCATAATAACAACCGCTATTAGTTACAGTTACATTGACTGGCGGAAATTTTGCTGGTATCTGCTTATATTTTTCTGGGCTATCGTTCCATGCTTCTTTATGAAACTCAAGTTCTGTCTTTGTCGTTCCACCAAATCCAACAAAAGTTTGAGGAACTGTTGTGCTAACAGCTACAGTTGCAACCGCTTCTGGCACTATTGGACTATCTGGCTTCGGTATATCTCCAATAACTTCATCTTCTGAATCATAGTATAAGGTGAAACATCTACAATTAATTATATTTAAAGCACCACCTTTTGAATCTCCAGTATAATCCATTATTTTTTCTGTTGTGCCACCACCAGCAATAGGTGTAAACACCTTGAACTTTTCATCTTGCTTTACTACAGTTCCATTCATAGCCTTATGCCAACCTCTCGTTCTATCATCAAAAGCACTATTCCATTCTTTCACTCCATCACGAAACCCAAGTGTTTTGGAAATCTCATTATTACCATAACTCATAGCCATATGAGTTTCAGTTCTAGCGATCATAGTTGCTCTGTACGGCTTAAATCCATTGTTCTGCCTTATTTCTTTAGCAATTACAGGTATAGATTCTCCTTCCGCTATACCTTTTTTTATTGATCTTTTAATGTTTTGTCTTGTAGTTTCAGAGATTTGACTTACCTTAGAAGCTGTATTTTCATCTATATATTTGTCTACAATTTTATCAATATTGCCTTCTGCTTTCTCCTCTCTTTGCTTTCTTATTCTTTGATTTGTGGCAGTAATGACTGACCTGTAATGACTTGACAGTATCTTGTAAATATCATTAGAAAAATCTTCTAAAAAGAAATAGTACATATCTTCATATTTAAGATATTCTTGCTCGGCTGATCTGGCAGTTTTTCTAAACAGTTTTTTTAGTTTTGCGTTTAGGCTTTTTGATAAGTTGAGATATAGTTTGAGTTGTTGCTTATAGTCCTTGCGTCTATTGATCCTAATTTTTGCCATTTAGTCAATTATTTCAAAGTGAACTGCGTCTATAAAGCTCATATCCCTATTCAGTTTGAAATCTCCTGTTACCCAGCTTCCACCCCATCTTATTTTAATATTTAAGATTTCGCAAACCTCTCCTATCACACCAGCAACAGCTTCATAATATTCTAGCTCCCAAGTAACTTTGCCATTATCGTAGCACACAATATCAACAGCTCTGCCTTGACAATGCAAAGATTTAGCTCCAACCTTACTCAATCCCTCTGCTTTTAGCTGTTCTGCCCTCTCAAGGCTTCTCATTCCTTCTGTGATGCCAAAATCAATAGGTGTTAGTTTGATAGCTTCGGTCATTACTAACTTCAAATCTGGGTGTACTGTATTTAGTTTTTCTAGTGATCCACTTCCAAATTTAAACATGGCTTAGTCCTTTGATGATAATGGGTGATCTCTCGGTAACAAATCTAAATCAAATTTGCCACTTCTAAATTTACCTGTTCTGACTGCAACAAGAAAAGCATTTACTCTAGCATAAGCCCATTGGTCTTCTGACCTTACACTTGGTCTTACACTTGCTGGGTTAGTCCTGTAAGCTCCAACCCCTCTTTTAAATACAGCTCCCAACATTCTAACATTTACTCTTTTACCTTTTTGGTCGCCATATTTATCATTGTGATCCTTAACCTTTTTTCTTAATCCTTTCTCAACAGTTGCAGATAAACCAGCTACTTTGGTTTCCATATCATCATATGATTTTTCTCGTTCTGCCATTATCTGATTTCTTTTCTGCCTTGACCAACTAAATCCAGAATCACCACCCCACAATGACCAAGCGATCCTTCCAGCACTAGGATAACCTTTTTGGCTTGGCTTGAATCCTTGACCTTGCTTGTCTACTTCGTGTCTAGAAAAGAACGAGAACATTCTAAGAACTGTGTCTGGCGACATTCTCTCCCCACTTACTATTTGATTTGCCCGAGCAACACCCACTTGAGTGCCACCCCTATTAAACTTTTTTCGCCAGTCCAGCCCTCTCCTAGCTTCTTCTTTCATGCCTTCGGTGGCTGTTAAATCAAGATCAGATAAAGCCTTTTCATCTACTCCTATTGTATCGTGATAGGCTTCGTGGCTTCTACATGGCATAAAAACAGTTTTGCCATCTTCTGTTTGGTGTGTATGACTTCCCTCACACCCAATTACTTTTGCCCTCTCTAGTGCTTCTTGCTCTGTGGTAAACACATCTTCTTCCAACATCTCCTTAGTTCTTTTCTTTTTTTTCTTCTTTTTTGGCTTCATATATTTTTCTTCTAAATCATCACCATAAATTTCTTCCCATTGATCCTCATAAAACTTAGATTCATCTTCATCTTCATCTGGCTGAACAGGTGGAGTATCGTCTACCTCGCCCAATGGAAATAAGTTTGAAGGAACTAATAAGCTATCGCCACCATCTATAGGCTCAAGCCCTAGTCTTTCTCTGGCTTCGTTTCTGGTCAATATGCCTTGCTGTACACCTTGACTGACATTGGAAAAGATTTGTTTTCTTTTTTCTGCCATAGCTGGGATAGAATCAATGTCATATCTAATACTGATATTGCCGTCATAAAGCGGTGATAAGTATTCGTTTAGGTCTGATTCTAGTCGTTGTAATAAAGGTATAATGGTTTCTTCATACAATGATAATCTAGCTTCTGCCACATTAGCATATGTCTGATCTGCAATACCTACTAATTGAGCTGGTACACCAAAACACAACGCAATCTCTCTGGCTGACATATTCATTAGTTCTAAAAAGTCCATGTCTTTTGGATTTAAGCCCATCTGAACGTAATCAAAATCTCCTTCTAACAGCATTGGTCTACCAGCATTTGTGCTAGAAGAAAATCTTGTTTCCAAGTCCTGTAGCAACATAGCTCGTTGATCGTCTGATAATGTTGCAGAAGCTCCTGTTTCATCTGTGGGTTGAAACTTCAACATAGCAGAAGGAGTACAGCCATTCTTTAACAATCCTACATTATGCAGTCCAGCCAAGTTGTGTTGATCAATGTTATAAGCAGAAGCAACTATTGGAGATAATCCGTAGAAATCATCTAATGGATTCCATAACTTTATGTGTTTAAGCTGTGAATAACCTGTTAAAGGATTTACTTCATATGAGTTTACAACCTTGTTATCTATCTTATATTGATAGGCTTCTGGGATCATTGAAGTTCCTGTCTTAATAAAAATCCTGTCTGGTCTTAGCAAATATAATTCTGTGGGAACAGATGTTTCTTTATCTTTAATAATATAAGAGTTACCAGATATCAACAGAAAACTTATTAATGAATGAAAAAACTCTACACCAGATTGTAAAGGGTTTGGTCTTTCCAGCAAAGATATTAATGGGTGGCTGTCTAGCTCGTTCTCTCCAGAAAATACTTTGATCTTGACTGCACTTGCGTTGTTGGCAATCATAGACACAGATTTATATACTATTGCGTTCTCTTGATAACCCTCTTTTGCGTAATCAACAAATTTTCTATTGTTCTTGCCTTGATATGCATGTACCTTATTAAAAAGCACTTTTGG